ATCGATGTCCTTATGCAGGAGCAGACCATCATTCGCGGTGACATAGAAGCCCCACTCCTTCGGCTCTTCGGGCAGTAGTTTTTCTTCCGGCTGGTCGAGTTGGAAGAGCTGGTCGAGCAGATTGTCGGTTTTCTCTTCGTCGTGTTCCTTGTATGCTTCGATGAGGTTCGCGAGGATTTGTTCTCGCTGTTGGAAGATGTTCATTTCTTGTCCTTCTTCTGGTTGAGTTCTTTGAGTGTTCGTCCGATTTCGCGGCGGAGGTTCATGAGGTCGGTTTTGTTGAGCATGTGTTCCTGGTATCCGCCTGCCATGTCGAATCTGAGTCCGATGAGGCAGCTGTGGTCACTGCTGTGCGTGCCGTCCTCGATGATTCGCAGTTCGAATGATTGGCTCATCGCATGTTCCCTAGGTCGTCGTTGAGCGTGTAGGCGAAGTTGTCGAGGGTGCTTTCGGGGATGTCCGCGAGGACTTCCCCACCGTCCGCGTGGAGTTCGATGAGTTGGCCGCTCTTGTCTTCCTGGATGCGGATGGCGTAGCCGGTAGTGCCGATGAGTTCGATTCGCGGTTTCATGGTTTTCCTTGATTCCGGCGGTTTTGGCGGGTTGAGTAGTTGGCTGGTCATTTCTGCGCTTCCTTGACGATCGTGTCGAAGACGGCTTCCACGCAGGCTTTGCGCAGTTCTCGGGTGTAGGTCTTGCTGTTCATCGGAGGCTCCTTTGGTTGTGGCTTTCAGGCTTTGAATTGGCTTGCGGCGTCGATTGGTTGGATGAGGACCATGGTGAGGGTGGAGGCTTCGAGGCCGAGTAGGTGGGCGGCTTTTTCGATTTCGTCGGTCGTGAGTGGTGTTTGGCCGCGGAGTCGCGTGTCCACTGTTTTCGGCGCGCATCCCCACGCTTTGGCGAGGTCTTCGCGTGTTTTGCGATGGCGGGCCAGTTCGCCCGCGAGGTTACGGCTGGCGGTTTCGGTCAGACCGGCCATTCATCCTCCTCGATTCCCTGTTTGGTGAGGCAGGCGCGCCAGTCGTGCCAGCCGGGGCCGCGCATGTGGCCGCACGGGTAGTGGTCGGGGGTCTTGGTCTTGGCTGTGGTCTTCATCTCTGTTTTCCTTTCGACAGTTCTTAATCTACGCAATTTCGCAGTTCACGTCTATATATTTTCATAGTTCTTCACAATTCGCACACATTGGCTACGTAATTGGCTATAATGAGAGCCATGGGAATGAAAGCAAACGAAGTCACGCAGTTCGCCAAGCAGGTCATGCGCGAATGCGTCAGACTCCAGAAGAACAGCGGCATGACCATCAAGGAATTCGCCAAGGCCTGCGGCTTCGGCGAGGATTACTGGTACAAGCGCCAGAACTTCACAAGACCTCTCAACCTGAGCGACCTGGAACGCATCACGATGTCACCGGCGTATCGGTCGGCGACATCGTGATGGATTCGCAGCGTCATGCGATCGAAGCCGCCGAGAGGAAGGCGCGGGCAGGCGGCTACGGTCTTGCCGCCTATAACGCTCAGGGCAAGCAGGAGGCCATTAATGGAGAGGCTGGGCCGGATTACGACGAGCCTGCCTGACCTGCCGATCAGCCGCGACATGACCTACGGTGCCATGCGCCGCGCGATTGTCGGACTGCCTGTCACCGTGTCCAGCGCCATACTGCCGAACGGACTATGGGGCTGCTACGACGCCTCCACAGACGTAATCCTCATCGACCGGCGACTCACGTATGCGGCCAAGCGATGCACTCTGGTGCATGAATTGACTCACTGGCGGCATGGTGATGCGTCATGCGAGCACGTGGCACGCAGTCGCGAGGAGCATCGGGCCAGACGCGAGACGGCACTCATGCTGATAGACCCGCTCCATTACGGACTGCTCGAACAGATGTATGACGGGAATTCGTGGGACATCGCCCAGGAATTGGAGGTAACGCAGCAGGTGCTGGGTGACTTTCGCCAGATCATGGCCGAGCATGTCTGCATCGTCTGACCTGTAGAATCAAGGAAAGAAGAAGGGAGTAACCATGGTAAAGCGACCACAGCCCGCACCCGGCGCGATCTATGAGTGCGATAGGCTTGATGACCCGATGTTTCTGGCGATTCGTCTGTATACGAACCGGCTGGAATTGGACAGGGGCACCACGTATCTGCACCGGTATAAGAAGACCGAAGCTTACAAGGTGTCTGATTTGCAGGGCGTGACGATCAAGAAGCGTACCGTCACGTGGAGGTACAGTGCGTTGCGCTCCTTGCCCCTGAAATTCAAGAAGGCCGAGGACGCGCAGGAATTCTACAATGCGGTGAACA